ATGCAACAATCCTTGTTTGATCCATTAAATTTGGTTGTTCTGCCCACTCAACAATGAGGTCGCAACAGTTAGAGTATACAGCAGTTTTGCCGTGACGTAAACCCATTCGGCTATCCAGTGCTATTACACTCATAGGTCTCCATGGATTTGTAAGGAAAAATTTTGGTATTTTTCCACTCTGTACAGCACACACTTGGGTGTCTGATTCCAGGCGATAATTGTATTGCCTATCGGCAATTAGGCTATTAAAACGCTTACCGGATTCGTCGTTAGACAGTCTAAAGTAAACACCTACTCGGTCGTAAATTCCGTTGTCATCCAGGGCTTCTGCCAGCATTTTTAGGTTGTCGTTATACTTGTCATTGACTAAAGTATCAAACACCACAAGTAACGGAAGTCTTTTTAGTTCCATTAAACTAGCAACAACATGTGACAACGAATGTTGATTTTTATCAACCCATATTTTTGACTTATTTCTGTTTGCAAGTACTTCTGTCAGTGTATCACCGTGATTTTTGGCAATTTCTGTGAAGTACTGATATCGCATACTTCTGTCGGTAATAATGTTGTTATCAATGGCTGTTTGAATACCTAAATCTTCAGTAATGTGTTTTTGAAAATTTACATTGACAATATTGGTCAGTAAAAATTGGTCGCGAAAAGTGGTTTCTGACCAGGATTTTATGGTGGTATAGTGAGTTTTTATGGTCTCATCGATGTCCATGTCAAAAGGTGTCAATGCGTCAATGATGTATACAATATTATGCTCAGTTAAGTCGGCAGTGTATTTTTTACCATTTAGATGCGAGATGAAATTTTCGCATTTTTTTGACAATTCTTGCAAAACTTTGCGAATTTCCGAGTTGAACGTGAATTCAATGACCAGTGTCGATTCGTTGTCTTCATCGGTGTTGATGTATATCTTTTTTACTTGTTCTATTTGTCTAAATTGTCTAGACCACAAAGGTGCGCTAATTACTCGATTTAAATTTTCTGAAATTTCACCAAGTTTTTTCTGATTTTCTTTGAGAATTTTAAGTAACAGTCTGCTTTGATTTTCTGTAATAAAAAAGTGACTAATTATAGATGATCCAAGGCTTCGTAGTACTCTACTGTCTTTAGCAGGCACTAATTCTTCAACAGTGGGTGTGGTCGAATTTACAATTTCTAGCAATAATTTATCAACTGTTATCATATAGTAAGTATACGCTCTCTTTTTTCAGAAATCAACCGTTTAGAAAAAAATAGGCCTCAATATTATTTAAGGCCTATGGTCACTCTTTTGAGAGAATGAATTATAAACTTGCGTCTTCCATACCTGCAACACGCAATTTAACAATGTTAGTTATTTGCCATTGTTTTTGATCAAGTGCTTTAGTAATACCTAACCACTTGTTACGAAGCAAGGCAAATTCGTTGATAATTTTTTCAAAGTCAACAACATCTGATTCACCTTCAACATACTTTTCGCAATCACGACTACTTAACGCACGTTGGTAGTTTTCAAGATACTTACGAAAGTGTTGACTTTTAAGTCGACGTAATTCAATGTTAAGGTATTCTAAAATTGCCTCAATTTCTTGTAATTGTCCAAACCTATGTTCAACTACACCGGGCATTGCAGCCGCTGCACGTTCAACATTACCGGCAATTTTACATTCACGTTTAGCTTCAATTAATTCAGATTCAAAGTATAAAGCCGCATCAGGAATGTTAGAAATGTCTTTGGAAATTTCAGAATACCAACCCATTAAAACTCCAATTCGTCGATATCATCTTCCGGTTCGGCATCTTCGTCTTCATTTAGGTAGTATGAAATTGCTTGATCTAGAATAGTATCGACACCGGTTGCTGCTTGTAGCACACGATCAGTTGCACCGAAATCTGCTAGCAAATCAATGTAACGTTCTGCTACTACTTCTTGTTGTTTTTTGTCAATGTACTCAATAAACGTAAGCCAAACATCACCAATTTGTGTTTCATTCAACATGTTCTTCTGTCTCCTCTGGAATGGTAGTTGTTGTTAAAGACTTGATATGAAATTTATTCATTATCATATCTAATTTATCATCTTTCCATTCTTTTCGGTAGAATTTGAACTCTTCACCTGTCTCTGGATCAACCCACTTGAGTCTATTACCTTCTTGTTTTAACAAGCCGGCTTTCTCACACATATCAACCATTCCACTATAAGGATTCATACCTGTTTCATATGGAATCTTAATTTGCACAGTTTCAAATGGCTTACTATAACGAGTTTTCATAATCTTGCAACTTGCACGAATACCCATTACATCACTTACCTTATTGCCATCCTCATCCTCTTTAAGTTTGAGTTTTTTCATTGCAACAACAATACTTGATGCATAGACAAAGCCTTGTCCACCACTGATTTTGTCATCTGGGTCAAACATGTCTTGACTTGCGTATGTATGATTAGTACATACCATTCCAACATTGTAAGATCCAAACATATTAACACAGTTACGAACTAAACTAGTAAGTGCTTTAGGTTTACGACCCATGTCTCCCTTCATGTCTCCAGCTTGGAACTGGTTAATGTCAGTAGGGGTAAGCAACATACCCAATGAGTCTATGACAAATAAGACTTTAGGACGTTCTGCCATTTCTTTGTACTCTTTCATGAACTCGTGAATGGTTTTAGCCACATCATCGATCATAGCCATGTTGAGTTTAAGAAGTTTGTCTTCACTAGTGTCTACACCAAGTGCGTGTAACCATTTTTCATCTAGCGCATTTTCTGTATCAATTAAAATAACATAAATGCCCTGTGCTTGTGCGTTACGCACTAGATTTCCTGAACAGATGAAACTTTTACCTGCTCCAGACTCTCCAGCAAACACAGTAACCTTACCCAAAGGAATACCTTTGTTAAAATCACCGCTGATTAGATAGTTAAGCGTAAAGTTGCCTGTACTAACCCAATCTGTAGGATCGTTAAATCCTACACCAAGACCGTCAATTGACTTAGTCAAGGTTTTTCTAAATTTTGATAAATCGAAGGCTTTTGTAGCCATAAGTTAATTCTCCTAAATAAGATAACCTGGGCGTACAACTAAGTTGCAGAGGCCCAAGCCGTTTACGCTTTTTGACGATTACGGATCATTGCCAAGATGTCTTGGGCACGACTGTCGCCGCCAGCACTTGCTTCAGCTTTTGGAGCTGGTGCAGGTGTTGACTTTGCCGCTGGTGCAGGATCTGCATCAAACGGAGCATCGTCATCACTTGCCGCTGGTGCAGGTGCAGGAGTTGCTTTAGGAGTTGCTTTAGGATCGCCAGTGTTTTGGCTCATACCTGCTGGTTTGAAATATTGACCCCAACGTTCCATATCATATGGCTCGCCGTCAACTGATGCTTCAAACATTTCCTTCATAACTTTCAATTCAACTTCGCCTGGCTTCTTAGGTAAAAAGTCTGACAAGTTAAACAAGCCATGTTGTTTGACAGCTGCATTTTCCACGTCATTTAGTGGACGCTCGCGACGTGCCCAACTTGAAGTTGAGTAGTCAGCATAACCACCTTTGCTTGTTTTCTTCATGCGATAGTCTAGACCATGCACAAAGTCAGTTGGCAAATCTTCCAATTCTGGATCGACCAAAGCCGCACGAATTGATGTAAAGATTTGAGGACCGATGATGAATCGACGGATTGGATTTTCTGGAATCTCGTCACCTTTTTCACCAAGTCCGTCTTCAACAACAAAACCTTGGAAAATGTAACTGCGTTTCTTCCAGTACTTACGACCCATATCTTCTAGTGAAGGATCCTTAAACCATGCACGTACTTCTGCCAAGATTGGGCAAGCGTCGCCATACATTTCTACGCATGGTACTTGTACTGTGATGTTTTTGCTTTCGGATTCACCTTTGATTCCAGAGAATGGCAATTTGATCATTGCACGTTCTACCCAGAAAAAAGTGTTATCAGCGTTACCGTCTGGTAAGAATCTAAGTGTAGATTCGCCGCCTTCTTTTAGGTTCCAGAATGGGTAAATTGACTTGTCCCCACCTGATTTGTTTTCTGAACCACGTTGTTCAGATTGTTTTAGTTTTGCACGAATTTCTGCTAAAGTTGCCATAATTGTTTCTCCTATTAATAGCCTTTTTGTTTGCATTTCTGCTGTTTTTGCCTGTATTACTTTATGATATACATAAAATAAAAAAGTGCATACATGTTATTGTACGCACTTTTATTTAGTAAAGCAAGAGAAATCTTGCCCTAAATGTGAGTATTTTACTCGATTAACGATACTGAACCAAACTAACGATTCTACTTAATTCGTCATTTCGAAAGTTAACTGACTCTTTAGTCGGTGTAGCACTAATTGGCTGACCTGCCTGCGCCGCGGCCAAATTCTTTTTAGCTAAATCAGCCATTTGTGATTGAGTAGTAGCCATTCCAGATTGTTGTGCAAGTGCCTTTTCTTGCGGAGTTAATGCTGGTGCCGCCGCTGGTGCCGCCGCTGGTGCCGCCGCTGGTGCCGCTGTTGCAGGTGTAGCCGCTGGTGCCGCTGTTGCAGGTGCAGCCGCTGTTGCAGCCGCAGGCGCTGTCGCCGCTGGTTTTGGACCTTGCCAACGTGGATCATCCGGAGTTAATCCTGCGTTTGGATTACGTGCTTGTTCTGCACCACCATTTGCACCGCTTCCGTCGTTTGCTGTTAATAAATCTTGTGACGCAGCAATTTCATCAGGTGTTCGCAATTCTTGGCCAGCTGCTGGTGTCGCGCCGCCAAACTGTGCAATAGCTGCTTGTGTAGCAGGACCCATTATACCGTCAGCTTTGATCTTTGCGCCTTTGGCAATTAAATCTTGTTGTTGTTTCATAACAGCTGGGTCAGATTTACCAGGAACTTTAGCCGTAGTACCTGCAGGCGCAGCTGCTTGCTTTGGTTTTGTAAGTGCTTGTCCTGCAGCTAGTGCGCCAGCACCTAATGCAGCGCCTGCCGCAAGTTTGCCGCCGGTGCCACCTAATGCACCTTTGACAGCGTTCATTGCACCTGTACCAAGTGCGCCCCAGTTAACTTCGTTAACCTGTTCAGATTCAACAACGGCAATATATTCTTTAAGTTTACTGACTTTTTGTAGTAACTCGTTTTCTGTAATTTTTTTCATAATAGGTCCTTATTTTAATCCTGCTATCTTTAGAATAGAAGTTAACTCGTCTGATTTTTTCACAACACTTTCACCGATTTCAATTTCAACTGCTTGCGGGTGCATGCCGTGTATACCTGACAAGTGTTTGATATGTCCAAGTTCTTGATTGTGTCCACTGCTTGGATCCATCTTATCAACCAATGCCAATACCTGTTTAACATCATCCGGTGTAGCACCTTTGAATTCGCCGTTTTTAAAATCTTTAATGATTTTTACTTTGGCACGAGTTCCACCAATAGTAAAGTTTCTTTCTTCTTTGTTCCAAAAACCTGCAACTGATTTTAACATTTGTTCAACTGGATTACCTTGTGATTCGCCGTCATCGTCAAACCCACATTCCATCGGAGTTAATCCACATTCACGAATACAATCATGCAAAGTCATCTCTTTGTGGCCAAAGTCTAATTTAGTATCTAAGCCTGCGCCTGCTTTTTTAGCCATTTGAATTGCTTTTAATAACCCAGCGTGTGACAATGCCTTAGCACTATCTCTACCTGTTCTATTAGGATTATGAGGCTTTTTAAAATGTGACTTTTCATCTTCTGGGTCTGTGTCCCAAGGTAAATCGTCTCGGTTTTCTGCCACAGGCACTGCTGGAGGAACTGCTTCAGGCGCTGGAGGCATTGCTCCTGCTTCTGGAGGCACTTCAGGTACTGGCATTGGCGGCATAGCTGGTGGTGCTTCAGGTGCTGGAGGAGGCAGATCTTCGCCACCCACTTCACTACCATCGCCTGTAAAATCTAAATCTGGAAGAATTCTTGCAATTTCTGGATTTACTTCAGCCATTGAGTTTAACTCTTGTTGTATAGCACCACGAGCATCTAAGTCGGGATCGATGTCTTTCATG